CGGGCGAGGACGGACGGGAATTTCTCGGTTCTGTTCGCCGCGATGAACGCCTTTTCTTTGTCCGAGAGCGGCTTGCCGGACGCCATCAGCGGCGCCTCGGTTCCGTGACGCCGAGTTCCGCCGCCTTCTGCTTGCACGCCTCCCACGAGTGGCCGACGTACTTGACGAGGGCCGCGGACGGCACCTTCCGGTAGTACTTCTTGAGGATCTCCTTTTCCTCATCAGACCAGACGCCGTGCGGGCGGTAGGTCTTCGCGAGCTCTTCGAGCTCTTCGATGATGATCTCCTTCAAACAGTCACCTCTTGAAACTGGTGCGCGGGTGTGAGCCGGGTTAAGAGCGGCCGGATCCAATGCTCGTCGCCGTCGACGGTCAACAATAACGCCCCGATATGTTTCGCAGCCATGCCGAGCCCGTGGGTCGCGGCGAAGTGGTCGCGGCTCTTCCAACTGGGGCAGCCACAGATGTGCGTCTCGCCGTTGTCCCACTGGTAATAGTCGTGCCTGTGGCCCCGCAACAAGAGATCGAACTTTCCATACGTCGGCCGGGAGAGCTCGGCGTGTGCGGCTTCCTTTGCGGGCGCTGTGGCCTTCGATGTCGGGCTCGTTGTGTGGCCGATGGCGTGGCAGAGGTGGATCCGGGTCCCCTCGACCATGACGGCGAAGTCGGTCCCGAACGCGCCCTTGAGACAGTCCATGACGGCGAGGTCCGCCGACGTGTTGCTGTCGACATGATACCGGCTCCCCTCGACCCCGTAGTACTTGCGGGTCTTCACCATCGAGAGCAGGTCTGCGGCCGTCGCGATCTGTGCCCGGCGGTCGGTCGTCCACGCGCTGAACCCGTCGCTCTTCCGGTCGACGCCGTCGACGCAATCGCCAAGTACAAAACATGCGTCGATTTTTCCGGCCGTTTTCACCACGTCACACCATGCCTTGTAGAACTCCAGTTGGGTCGGGGATGCGTGCACGGTTCGCGCGTCGCGGGTGGCCGTTGGGCCGAGCTCGACCACCGGCGGCATGATCGCGGATGTCGAGCCGACGTGAAGGTCGCTGACGATCAGGATCTTTTTCACGCCGGCACCTCGATCACGGGGATCACGGTGCATCGGCACCGGGGGTGCGCGGGGATCGCCGGCTCGCTGCCGATCTCGTACTCGGTGTTGTGGAGCGATTCGCACTCCTCACACGCCCGTTCATCGAGCCCGGTCAGCCATCGCACCTTCCGCACGCCGGCCTGCGAGTACCGGATCAGCGTGCCCTGGTTGACGGCGTACATAGTCTCCGTTCGCGCGATGGTCTCGGCCCGCGTCCGCCCGATGGCATCGACGCGATCCGCTATCCGCTTGGTGAGCTTCGGGATGCCCTCGCCGCCCATCAGCCCCTCGGTCAGCGAGGCGATGATCTGCTTTCCCATCTCGTCCGTCACGTCCTTCAGGGCCGTGAGGTTCCGGGCCTTGAGCACGTCGAGCGCCCGCCAGTCGATCGGGCCCGGGGTCAGCTTCGCGCCGGTGGTGAGCGCCGAGAGGTTGGTGTCGGCCCACGTGATCCCCTGCCGGTATGCGGTCTTGACGATCTCCCCCTGCCGCTCGTGCGCCGGCTTGATGACGACCTCCTCGATGGTCTTATCCAGCCACGCCCGCAGCCACGCGAGGTCGATGCCGACGGTTGGCGCGGCGAGTTCGCGGGCCCGGCTCTCGAACGCGGCGACGGCCTGCCGCTCGAATTTGTCGAAGAGCGGGAGCAAGAGCCGCTCGTAGCGGTCCTCGATCTTCTTGCTCATGGTCGGGTCCGTCTTCGGCCGGAAGGATGCCGCGAGGCAGCGGGAGCACACGGGTCAGTCGGCCCCCGTCGGGTCAATCCCGAACTGCTGCTGGATCCAGTCCTGCGGCAGCACGGCGAACGGGTCCATCGGCGTCGCAGCCATGATCTTCGCGATCCACTCGGCTTTCTGCGCCAGGTCCTCCGGCGACGGATCCTCGAAGACGATCCAGCAGGCACCGGGCCGGCCGGTGATCCGGTCGAACAGTTGCCGGCTCAGGGTCGTCGCGATCACGCGCTGGAGGGCCGCGATGCGGTCGTACCATGCGCGGAACCGGACGTTGGCCGTCGCCTCTGTGCTCCCCTTGGCATCGAGCCCGAGCTGTTCGGGCGGGACGCCGAGGGCCGAGCAGAGGCGCATCAACATGATGTTGTCGAACTCGCTCGCCCCGGTGATGCCGGCGCCGTCGATTGTCGAGATGGCGATGTCCGGGCCCGTGATGAACTCGTTTTTGCTCGAGAGGTTCTCGAACTCTTTCCGCAGCCCCTTCAGGTCCGCCTCCGGCACCTGTTCGCCCGGTTGCCCGACGCCGACATGGTACTTCGGGAACCCGTGCCTCTCGATTGCCTTCGCGAGCCCTTCGTTCGTCTTGGCATCCCTGAGGATCTCGTCGATGCAGACGGACACGAGGGAGCGGCCGTAGGGCGAGTTGGGCACCGGGTCGAGGTTCAGGTCGATCATCTCTTCCGGCAGGAGCAGGGGCCCGTGAGAGTCGTCGAACGTGTCTTCCTGAACGAACCGATACCCGACGATGTTGCCCCAGGCGTCCTGCTCGATCCTGAACCGGGCCGGGTCGCGGAGCTGAACGGTGAGCCCGCCGCCGCGCAACGGGACGATCTCGGCGAGCCCATTCCCCTGGACGTACGCATAGTCGACGAGCATCGACACCAGCGTCTCGAAGTCGAGCGCGTCGATGGCCTCCTGCACCTGCTTGACCGCGCCCTCCTCGCCGTCGAGCCGCCAGCCGTTCGACAGGACGGTCCGGCCCGGCGCCTTGATCGCGGCCGTGACGAGCCCGCCGGACTCGTAGATCGCCGCGTTCCGGGCCATCGTCGCTTTGTCGCGCTTCGACGTGCGGAAGTAGCTCGGCACGGTGCCGCTCGATGCCGCCGCCTTGGGCTGTGGTTTGGGGCCCGCGACGAGTTGCCTCAATCTCTGAACAAATGTCACCATGATCGGACTCCTGAGACGACGCCGAACCGGCCGGCACCGCTCCCGCGCTTGGCGTGGGTGTAGAGCGCGTACCGTGCCGCGTCGAGGATGTGGTCGTTGAACTTCACGGGCTCCTCGAGGACGCGCCCGCCCCGGTCCTCGCGGTACTTGTACGCCCGGATCTCGCCGAGCAGGTTCGCCGACGCCGGGTCGATGTGCAGCCGGATCCGCTTCACGTAGTCGATACCGTCCTTGACCGACTTGTCCGCCGCGAGGCAGCGGAACCCGGCCCGCTTGATCTCCTCGATCCGGGCCGGCTCGGCCGCGTCGGCGTAGATGAGGGAGCCGGGCACGACGAGCTCTTTCAGCCGGGCGATGATGTCGGCGTTGGTCAGGTGGGTCTGGTAGAGCCGCTCCGAGACGAACGTCTGTTCGCCGTGGAGGCAGACCTCGACGAGCGCGGACGGGTTGGTGTGGCCGAAGTCGAGCCCGTAGTACCGATCCTTCGGACGGGTCGCCGGCGCCGGTGCCACGGTCCAATTCGAGTAGATGATGTTCCGCAATACACCGGGCTCGCCGAGCGCGTAAATCCGGTAATAGTTCTCGTCCTGGTTGACGAGGTCCTCGAGCTGCCGCGTGTAGTCGGCGTCGAGATAGGGGTTGTCCTTGTAGGTCGAGTGGAGCACGGCCACGTCCGGCCGCTCCTGCTGCACGAGGTCGGTAACGATCCAGTGGTACGCGTCGATCGGGTTGAATGTCAGGATGATCTGGTTGGGCCGTGCGCCCGCCCGCCGCAGCCGGAGGTTGAGCTGCAGGAAGTCCTCGCGCTCGATGTCCGTCGCCTCCTCGACCCAGACGAGGTTGAACTCGGCCGACTTGATCTTCTCGGGGTCGTCGAGGCTCTTGAAGAGGATCTCCGAGCCGTTGACCGTGATCAGCAGTTCGGACTTGTTGTGCGCGAACGGCACGCCCCAGGCCCGCAGGGTGTCGAGGATGAGCCGGTACGCGGTAATGCGGAGCGCCGGTAGGGTCTTCCTGATGACGGCGATCCTGATGTCCGGCACGTCGAGGAGGAGCCGGCAGACGTGCTG